TTTAACAATGGCTCGTCCCGCTAACTTTCCAGCAGATTTAGGGTCGTTCTTAAATGTTTCAATAAAGTTAATTCTTGACTTGTCGTCGTGGAAGACCTGTTCCTGTAAAAAGAATGTTATGTCATCCAGAGAACGTTCACCCGTTAGATACGCCTTCTTTAAAGTATCTACAAAACGCAAGTTTTTATTAAGTTCTGATTTTGGCATTTTTGCAAAGTATTTAGTATCTTTTTTTGCTTCCGTTCTAAAAGCTTCTTTTACACCATTAAACATTTCGTCTATTGTGGCTTTACGGCTTTTAATTACTTGGTTGCCCTTGCCCGATCCGGCTGCAAAACGACCTGCTTTTTTAACATCTGGTGTGTGGTATTTACCGACGTTTTCTTTACCGTAGCCATAGTCAGTTGGAGTTACCTTTGATGGGTCTAAGGGTTCCCCACGATACAAAGTAATCATATCACCTTTTGCGAACTTTTTTTTTATGAAACCGCCTTCAGCCGCCATCTGTACTTGTTGTGTTTGTTTTATTTTTCTGTCGGTATCTTTCTTTCCGCGACTGTTTATCTTGCGGATTTTATCCCGTCCAATGATGGGAATGAGGTCTTTCTTTACGTAGACTTCCCCGGCTGATACTTGGATACCGCTCTTCTCTTCATCTTCAGATATTTCAATACCCTTTTCTCTGGCGTACTTTTCTGCATCAGCAATCATCTTTGCAATGTCAGCCTCTCCTGCCTCTGCTACAGCCGAAGCGTTGATTATCTCTCCGCCTACATCGCCGTTCATCGGTACGTCGTCAGCTACGGTATCTGCTTCAGCTACCTGTGATGGTGGAGCTTGGATGAAGCCGGACTCGTTACCTTCGATAGCTTCGTTGGCAGTTACGATTGAATCACCGGGAGCAGTTGCCTGTTCGCCTTCAATCATGTCACCTTCAGCGTACCCACGAATCTTACCGCCTTGAGCCATGATATCGCCGTCCCAGTCGCCGCCAACGCCGTAGTTCCCAGTATCACTGTATTCATTCGCTTGTTCGTCACGAGACATCTCGCCACTTAGACCCCCCTCGACTCCTGAAGCGTAATTTCCTTCGTAACCTTGAGCCATGCTTGGATTACCTGCAGCTTTAGCGGCTGCTTTTGCTGCTTCCGCAGTTTTAACAGCTTCAGCTTGTTTTTTGTCTGCTTCAACAGACGCTGCTATAATCTGAGATGGTTTTAATCCGTCCATAGATTTTTTAACAACGCCACCAATAAACGCCAGTCTTTCTGCACTTCCTACGCTAGAGGGCATACCCTGAAGTCCCCGTATGACGGTTTCAGCATAGCTGTACTGCTCTACAGGGCTTGTTATGTGGCTAAAGAAACTGGCACCCATTGCAGCCATGTCCTTTTCTTCACCATACTTTGCGGTGTTTGATGAACCAAAATTAAAGGAACCACTTAAGTTGTACCCGCCGTTGGGAGTAGCGGCGAAAGTTGCGTTGATACCCCCAAGTTGGGATATTGCACCTATCTCAGGATTGTCTCCCATTCCTGTAGTATTAATAGATGAAATAATTGCTTCTTGAATAGAAGGAGCCATAGAAATTCTTTCAAGGTTGTTACCCTGCAACTCGCTTATTTGACCCACTCCTTGTATTTTATGCTTCCAGTATCTTTGATTTGGAAGACGATAGATGGGGCGACCATTCATGTGTATAACAGACCCTTTTTGAAAGCGAGTTCCACTAGCACCCAGTTTTTCCGTCGCAGACTTTATCGTACCTAAATCCTTGTACTCTTCAGCAATGTTCATAGAAGCAAGAGCGTTAAGAAATCCTGTTTCTGGTATGAATCTTTTAGACGTACCAGTTGGGTCTGGCACTGAGCGAGATGGTTGAATTACTGATCCAAACAGTCCTATCGCTGCACTACCTTGAGCATCAAACCCCGCTAGGTTTGCTCCAAGAGTCATAGATTTTGGGCCGGTAAATCTACTACTAAAACTTTGACCAGTATTTAGTTTACTAAAATCGGTCTGACCAAAAAAGCTGGTACGGGCGGGTAGCCCTTGTGCGTCGAGGTAGGTATTGAAATCTGTGTACTTGATATCTTGTGCGCCAACCATACTAAGCTTGCTAATATCTATGTCAGAACCCTGACCAAAAGTGCTGGCTACTCCTGACTGAAAGGAGTCATCATTACCACCGCCGCCGCCAACGTTGCGGGATAACTCATTTACATCGGGACCGCTATCAGCTACTTTTTCTAAGTCTTTTTCTGCTTCATCTGTATCAGTAACAGGTTGAGGATAGTACCAATCTACAAAACTCATTCTTTTGCTCCCTTAACGACTGCCATGTGATTATCCTTCAACTTGAGGAGTGTTTCCAGTAAAACCAGCTTCCCCTGCAACTGGCGCAACTCCGACTCCGACTGCGCTACCGTCAGGGCTTGTACCACCAGCATCTTGAGGCTGTTGAGGTACTCCTCCAGCCCCTGCCATACCGGGGGGTTGTTGACCAGCAGGGCCACCATTCGGGCTTGTTTGTGGTTCAGCATTTGCCATCATTCCTTTTAGCATTTCAGCGTAAATCTGTGCTTCGTTAACATCGTTTACTAAGCTATCAGGGTCAATATCTTGAGCGATAGCCAGTTCTCTAATAAGATTAGGTATCTTGATAAACGGTGCCAACATTGGGTTAGATACTGTTTGAAGAAGCCCGATTAGACGCTGACTTCGTACTTCTTTTTGCATAACAGCAGCTACACCACGGGGTTTGATTTCCAAATCACCCTTTACGTCGTCCATATCCTCATTAAACTGCATATTCCATTGAAAATACGCTTCACCAAGCGGCTTGAGGAGATAATCGTCGATATTCTTTATTACAGTCTTCATAGAAAGGCTTGCACCGCCCATTAGCATAGATAACCCGGCTGCAGTACGTCCGGTCCCACTAACGCCCGTCTGACCGTGTATAATCGACGGTAAACCCGTCTCTTCGTCAGCAAGCTGCCTACTAATCTGGTACATCTGGATGTTTTCGCCAGCAGTGTTAGGAAACTTGAGTCCGTTGATAGCTGTTCCGGTTACTCCTGACTGACGACGGAATATCTTTCCGGGAAAGATGTCCATGTTCTGTCCGGGAACCAAACTTGCTTCATCTACGTCAAAAACAAGGTTTCCAGCTAGGGCTAAGTTGTCAATTGCCATACGAACGTGACCGTTCATTAGCATTTGGGCGTCTTCCATGTTTTCTGCTACACCTACACCCCATAACTGGTAGGGGTTTATCTCGTAAGGAGACACAAAGAATGGAATGCGACTTGGAGTAAAGGGATTAGCAACACACCGTATAACTTCTCCCCCACAAATCCACACGTTAACTTGAATCTGAGTTAGTTCGTCAGGCTGCTCATCTAGATCCATTCCAACAGCGTATGCCATCATAGAATCAATCACACCCCAGTATTCAAGGACTTCAAATCGACTCTCTTGGTGGTACGCTGATGTTTCTTCTTCACGAATAGTATCTTCGTAGTACTTATCTGTATAGTTTGGTCCCTTTGCTAGAACTTCCCTGATAGTATCGGCACGAAAGTGTGGCATCATAATCAAACTACGTACTTGTTGTCTGTTCATGCGGTGACGTTGAATCACGTATTCACAGTCTTCTATATTTGTACCAGATGGATCAGGATAGAAGTCCCACACTGGAACATGTTCAATACGCGGTACTACTTTTTCAGATGGATTGTATATCCTATCCCCGTTTTCATCTCGCTCCCATTTGTGAACACGCTTATACATGTTCAGTGGGCCTTTGATAATGCTTGTCCCAAGAAGCGCACCCTCAAAGAGAGCTTTTCTAATGACAGTTACAGCACTTGTATCAACTAGCTGATCGTGTATTTGTTTTTCACACATCAACGCTGACTTTTGGGCTGGTGAGATTTGAGGCTCACCAACTCTTGCTGGTCCCTCAACTACTGGGCCGTTTTTCAAATCCTTGTACGCACCAAGAAAATGTTTATCTTCTTCAGCGCGAGTGGAGCCGGGAGCCATGTTTCTACCGTCGCCCTCAAACCCGTAAGGGTCTGCTGTCTGTTGTTCAAGCATATCATCAACAGGGGTTTTAAGATGCGCGAACTCAGCTACCCCCTCTGGAACCGGAGTAGACTCTACAACGATAGGAAATTTTTTATTTGCAAACAGGATATCTACAATCTGACCGTAAGCAGCAAGAACTTTAGTCTTAGTAATCTTTATGAATACTCTAGACTTCTCACTATCACGGTACTGAGTTGTAGAATCATAGATGCCACGAAAATTTTTATACGCCTGTAGCCAACGTTGCTCATAAGCGAATCGTCCGTTTTCTGCATCTTCAAACTTGCCCAAAATATACTGAGCCAGACTTGGCATCTGGTCATCAGGAGATACTATATCAACTGGCTCGTCACTTGCAGGTTCTAAAAACCTATCTTCCATAGAAAACTATCCTGTTTAGCTAAAGTAGTTTCGATCTTCTGCCATTGTGTTAAACGAAGCTTCTACTGTAGGCTTAGTTTGTTTCTTTGGCATATCTTCTGTGATCGGGCCTGTCTGTACGCGAGTTGGAAACTCTAGACCTTCACGGTAAAGCTTTGATGCACCCTCATCCGTATCGACGCTGACTTTATCAGAGTTCATTACGTATGCTGCACCGTAGTTGTAATTATTGTCAGGCATTGTTGTTACTCCGTTACTGAGGTAAAGTTGACGTTGGTTCCCCACTATCCAACTGTGGTTTGTTTTGTGCTAGGGAATTTTGAAGATCACGAAGTTTAATGGTACGACTTCTCATCTCTTCGATCACTTGATTTCCTGAAGCCGTGACAGGGGCAAGGGATGCCATCGCAGCAGCTTCAGTCTGTTCTTCAGATTGTCTCTTCATACGCTCGTTGTGTAGTCTGTCTAACTTTTGCAAGTCTACTTCAGGCATTCCGTACACATCTTGAGGATTTAAGTTGTAGGCTTTAGCCACTTTTTCTTCAAGGTCTAATCCTGTTTCAGTTGGTCTTACAGTTTCTGAAGCTATCATCCCAGCAATGTTAGATCGGGTTACTCCAGTGACTGCTGCATCAACGGGATCAATCATCGACATTACGCCCGTTCCAGCTACTGTTGCCCCAACACTCAACTTATTAAAGTCAATCTTTTGCATCGCACCCTTGAACATTGACTTTCTGAGTTGGGCGTCAACAGGATTTTCTCCGGTGACTTCAGGTAACGTTGCATCAATAATGTTTGTGGGCATGTTAACAGAGGGGACGTTAGCCATTTCTGTAGTCTTTATCGACGGGAAGTCTTCTGGCCTGTTAACACCCCTGAAGGTGGCTATTATATCTTGATCAGGATTTATAAGAATGTTTTTATCTGTGCCAGCACCCGGTATGTTCAACGCTGCAGCAGCTTGGTTATCAATAGCGTTGTGTAATGCAATGTGAGGGGATAACTGTTGAGGAGTGTAAAAACCAAATGGTTTAGCTACGTACTTTCCTTCTTCTCCCGCTCCAATCTCTTTGATTGCACGGGCTTTCATTTCTGCCCCAACTTGTACGGGAAACCCTAGCATGTTTACATATGTGGCGTGACCGCGACGGAGATCGTAGGAAGAAGTAAGATAGTCTATCTTCTCTCCTGTTCGTGCATCTTCAAGAATACCGGGAACTTTAATTTGTTTCAGAACCCTAGACATTGCCCCCTGAGGAATTGGCTTTCCATTGTCCATAAGGAACATAAAGTCGGGCATTGGTTTGTTTTGAAATCTAGCTGTGTTGTGTTTTATAGCTGAATTAAAAGTACCCTCAACGTGTGGAGTAAGAGGCACAGCCATTGCTTCGTCCATCTTGGCTAAGTCTGCCGGAAGAAACAAACCCTTTGCTGCGCTTCCAGCATCTGCAGCACGGATGGTACCCTTCATGGGCATACCCATTATTTCTTTTGGGCGAAAGCCTAAGTACATTTGAGTTATAAGCGCACGGACTACAGTCTCATCCTTTGGATTGTCCTTTGCCCACTGGAGCAGCCCTGCTTTTAGTTCCCCGTACTTACTTGGGTTTATTTTTAGTTTTTTGGAACGAGGTGCGCCCTTCTTTGGCTGCACGACAGTATCAGTAAGTTTAGGAAACCCGTTTGCGTCGTCAGCATAGTCGCCCATTCTTTTAAGGCGTTTTAGCTGGTGAATAACATTGTCTTCAAGGTTTTTGACTGCAGAGTAAGTGCTGGTAAGGGAGCCTGTTTTTACCCCTTCTTTTGATTTTCTATCAAGATAGGTTTGTAGGGGATTGTTTTCTTCTCTCGCACTTTCAAAAAACTCAATGGCGGGTTTATCCATGAAGGATTTAAAAGCATCGTCACTCAATCCTGAAAGCTGTTGGATTCCTCGCTTTTGAACATACAAGTCCATAAGCTCTCGCAGCGTCAATTGTGCGGGATCAAACTGTGCTTCAATTATAGCTTTTGCCATCTTTTAGTATCCGAATACTTCGTCTTGAACCATGTGTACGTGATTCTTAATTGAGCTTAGTTGTTTGTGTATGGAAGCGTACCCGCTCATTCGTGTCATCAGCATGTATCGTAACGCATCGTATGCGTGATCTTCGGCTTTGGTATCTACGTCTTCGCTGTTTGTTTTGGAAAGAGGTATACCAGCCACTTGTTTCACGATGTTCTGGCAAGTCGAAAAGAAACGTATACGAGGTTCTTTTGAGTATGGGTCTTCTGCCAGACGACGATGTATCTCCATCTTACCCTGAATACGATTACGGTCTGATGGGGTCCAGCGAACTCCCTGCCGCATCATTACCTCTGCTATGGATGGCCCGAATCCGGTCTTGTTCCAACAAGAGGAGTCGAGTACAGTGTAGTGAGGTAACGGGTCAAGTTGTTCCGCTTCTAGTATTCTATCAGCTAATTGCTCGGCTGTCAAGTGTTTAGCATACAATTCACGATAAACCCAA